ATGAATGCCAAGATTAACGAAAAAGCAGATACTCAAAGAAGTCGTTAAGTGTGGTAAAGACCCCTCTTACTTCCTCAAGAACTATGCCCGCATCTCTCACCCGATGCACGGGCTTATGTTGTTTAAGACTTACGATTATCAAGATGTCTTACTAGACGACTTCAATGATTACCGATTTAATGTAATCAACAAAGGGCGCCAGCTAGGAATTTCAACGATTACTGCTGGCTACATTGTTTGGATGATGTTGTTTCATAGAGACAAAGCCATCCTTGTTATGGCCACCAAGTTTGAAACAGCAGGCAACTTAGTTCGCAAAGTCAAAAACATAATGAAGAACCTTCCTGACTGGATCAGGATTGCTAGCATCACAACTGATAACCGCACATCATTTGAGTTGTCTAATGGCTCCTCAATCAAGGCCGCCTCAACATCGGGCGACGCTGGTCGCTCTGAGGCTCTGTCCCTGCTTGTTCTTGATGAGGCAGGACACATTGAGGGTCTAGAAGATCTCTGGACTGGTCTTTACCCAACGCTATCTACTGGTGGTCGCTGCATTGCAATCTCGACACCAAACGGCGTTGGTAACTGGTTCCACAAAACTTGTGTTGGCGCTGAGAGCAATGAAAATAATTTTCATCTTACAACGCTTATGTGGGATGTCCATCCAGAAAGAGACGAAGATTGGTTCAAGAAAGAGACCAAGAACATGACCAAGCGCCAAATTGCGCAGGAGTTAGAATGTAACTTCAACACATCTGGTGAAACTGTTGTTGATCCGAAAAGCATAGAGTGGATGATGTCGCTTGTTAGAGAACCAAAGCACAGAACAGGCTTCGACAGAAACTTCTGGATTTGGGAAGAGCACGACCCAAGCTGTAACTACCTTATAGCAGCCGATGTGGCTCGTGGCGATGGTGCCGATAATTCTACATTTCACGTCTTAAAACTTGAAACAATGGAGATTATTGGAGAATACCAGGGCAAACTCACACCCGATCTTTATGCGAATATGCTAAATCAAGTTGGAAGACAATTTGGAAATGCTATGATGGTAGTGGAGAACAATTCAATTGGCTACACTGTTATAGACAAACTTATAGAGTATGCTTATCCAAACCTTTACTATTCCATTAAATCCACACACGAATATATTGACCAGCATATGGGAGAACATCAAAGCAATGCTATCGCAGGCTTCTCCACTACGTCAAAAACCAGACCTCTCATCGTAGCTAAGTTGGAAGAGTTTATAAGAAACAAACTAATTAAAATATATTCTTCGCGCTTAACAAACGAATTTAGAACATTCATTTGGAATAACGGAAAACCACAAGCAATGAGGGGATACAACGACGATTTAGTAATGGCTCTTGCCATCTGCTGCTGGGTTAGAGACACAGCGCTACAAACAAGCGCAAGAGATTTGAATTACCAAAAGGCATTTGTTGATGCTATCATAACCTCTAAGACAACCTTTAACACCCAAATAAAAGGGCAAATAGGCTACACAGGCGAAGACTGCAATAGTAAAATGAATGAAGCCCAGAATCTATATTCCCAATATATGTGGATAATAAAGTGAGAAATTAAATGGCACCAAGAAATCCGAAAGAAGGCAAGAACCCAGCTAACAGAGATTCCCAACTATTCAGGGCTCTCACTCGTTTGTTTTCTGGACCTATTGTAAGTTATCGTTCTGAATCAGGGCGCAAAATCCGCAAGCAGCATCTAGATAAGTTTTCTACCAGATTCAAGTCAGCATCAGGGCAACAGTTTAAGAAGCAATCTTACAACCCGTTAGACACCATAGCGGCCAATGCTATCGCAAACCAACAGCGCTCCGAGCGCTATATGGATTTCGATCAAATGGAGTATATGCCCGAACTTGCTTCATCACTGGACATTTATGCAGACGAGATGACTACGTTCTCTGCACTATCTCCAATGCTAAACATCAAGTGCCGTAACGATGAGATAAAAGCGGTCCTCAACATCTTGTATCACAACGTAATGAACTTGGAACACAACCTTTTTGGTTGGTGTCGCACAATGTGTAAGTATGGAGATCTTATCCTCTATTTAGATATTGATGATGAGATGGGCATTCAATCCACAATTTCAATACCACTACAAGAAATGGAGAGATTAGAAGGTCTGGATGCGACAAATCCAAATTATGTCCAATATCAATGGAATTCTGCCGGGATGACATTTGAGAATTGGCAGGTTGCCCACTTCCGCATTCTTGGTAATGATAAATATGCTCCCTACGGAACATCTGTCTTGGAGCCTGTCCGCCGCATTTGGCGCCAGCTTACGCTAATGGAAGATGCTATGATGGCTTATCGCATTGTTCGATCTTCTGAGCGCAAGGTTTTTAAGATTGATGTTGGCGCGATTCCTCCACAGGAAGTCGAGCAATATATGCAGAACATTGTAACAAAGCTAAAAAGACACACAATTGTCAATAAAGACACAGGCCGCATCGATCTTCGTTACAACCCAATGTCAATTGAAGAAGACTACTACATCCCAGTTCGCGCTGGATCTGTTACAGACATTCAGTCTATTGCTGGCGGCCAGAACACAACAGCGATTGACGATGTTAAATATCTCCGCGACAAGATGTTCTCCGGCCTAAAGATTCCTCAATCCTATCTCACAATGGGCGAAGGCGCAACAGAAGACAAGACGACTCTTGCCACAAAAGACATTCGCTTTGCCCGCACAATTCAAAGGTTACAACGTTCTGTTATTCACGAGTTGGAAAAGGTCGGCATAATCCATCTTTACACTCTCGGCTACAGAGGCGAAGACCTGCTTAACTTTAAGCTTGCCCTCAATAACCCAAGTAAGATCGCTGAACTACAAGAACTCGAACACTGGAAGACTAAGTTTGACATCGCAGCGTCAGCAACCGAAGGCTACTTCTCGCGCCGTTGGGTTACCGATAACATTTTTGGAATGTCACACGAGGAGTTCCTACGCAATCAGAGAGAGCAATACTACGATCGTAAGCACGACACAGCACTTGAGGCCGTTGCCGAAGCAGCTTCCGGTGGCGAAGATGGAGGTGGCCTTGATCTAGGTGGAGGCGAAGGTGGCGATCTTGATCTTGGCGGCGAAGAGGGGGGCGACCTCGATCTTGGCGGCGATGAGGGCGGTGATGAAGGTGGAGGCGAAGACGACAGCCCGCTTCTCGCAGCACCTCCGGGTTCTCGCCGTTCACCGCGTTTGGCAAAAAAACAAAAATGGAACCTAAACAATAGATCAAGAAAAGGTAAAACTTATACAACCAAGGGTTCAAAGGGCAAGACCTATCGAAAGGTTGCCGTAGACAAAAGACCCCAGGGCGCAAGAACTCGCAACTATGCTAGCACTCCTACACCTGAAATGAACACCTACAGGACAAATAATCTTGGTGCTTCTGAGTTAAGATCACTCTCAAGGGGCATTTATGAAGAGCAAGACCCTAATTACTTGCGAGATCAAAAAGAAGAACAAGCCCTTCTTGAAGTAAATAGCTCGATTAAGATGCTAATAGAAAGCTTGAAAACAAAAGAAATGGAGAACAGCAATGAAGAGTAGACACAATAAAAAGAGAAACACAGCGTTTGTTTTTGAAGCTCTCGCTCGTGAGGCAACTGTTGCCATCATTAAGGGCGACACCGAACGAAAAGAAAAAGTTGTCTCTATTGTCCGCAAGCATTTCACAAACAACTCTTTATTAAAGAAAGACCTAGAGTGTTATCGTTCTCTTTACGAAAACCAAAATCTTAACGAGGGCACGAGCCAAAAGATTATAGAAGCAGCCAAGGTTTCTAAGCATTTGATTGATCCCACTGGTTTGTTCAAACAACAGACCGAGATAATTAACGACATCAATAAAGACCTTTCTCCAGCAACATTTAATAACTTCGTCCCCAACTATAGGTCCCTTGCTACAATCGCCAAGATGTTTAACACTGACTCACCTAAAGAATCAGTAATTCTTGAAACAAGAATTGTCCAAGGAATGACCAGCAGAGTAGAAGAGAAAGAAATGGAACCGATTGACAGCATTACCTATGCGACTTTCGCAAAGAAATTTAACGAAACTTATGGTGACTCTTTGCTGCGAGAACAAAAGGAACTACTCAACCACTACATCTCAAATTTCTCACACGACGACCTTGAGACCAAAATCTATCTAAACAGAGAACTAAGCAGATTAAAGCAATCTCTGTCAGAAGCAACGAGTGTCGAGGAAGTCTCCCAAGATTCAGAAATGGTCCGCAAGACAAATGCTGTAAGAGAAAGAATTGAGGCTTTGTCAAAAGAGACAAACCTAAACGAATCTACCCTGATGACCATCTTGAAAACACAGGAACTTGTAAAGGAAATCCACACCGATGCCAGTAACGATTAGAATCATTCCGGTTCCAGAGCCGATTAAGGTCACAATAAAGCCAAAAGGGCCACCACCTACGGTAACATTGGAATTAGATGTTCGTAAGTCATTAAGCGGAGATCTGATGATTTTCGACCACGGCGACATTGACATCGTCCTTTCTGGTAAAGATAAGAAGGTCACTGCGTTTCCAAAGCAGACAATGACTGATTTTACCTACGGCGCACAAAACAGATTATTCGCCCACCTTGCTCGCAAGGGCATCATTATGCCTGAGTCTATTCAAGGCGCCTCCTACTACGGCGCAATGGAGGCACAGCTACAAGAAGCAGCGGACGGCAAACTAAACGCCGCCAAGTTTGCGCTTGTAAGCATTGAGAGGTTTATAAAAGAAGAGAAGCCCTACTACGAAAATGTAGAGGCCGATGTAGCTGGCTTTGAAGAGGAATACACAGATCCCGATAAGACAGATTCCACAGAACTCGGCGAAGTGCCACAACGCGATGAGCAGGGCTCTATCCGCAAGGGTTACGGCGGACGAGACTCCTATTCTATGTCCTACATGTATACAATATAGAGGAAACAATGGAACTTATACTATTCGTCCTCATAGCCTACGGACTAACACAAATTTTAGTCTATAGTGACATGCCCATAATAAAAAAACTAAGACCTCACAAGGAATCCTATAGGGGTTACGGCAAGGTTTTTCACTGCCCCATGTGTATGGGTTTCCACGTCGGCTGGTTTTTGCTCCTGCTTTCTCCTTGGACTGAACTATTTATGTTTGATGTAACGATCGTCAATGCTATTTTGCTTGGCTGCCTATCATCTGCAACATCTTATGTTCTAAACATGGTGTTCGGAGACGAAGGAATCAAAGTCAACCATAGTTATAAACACAACAACTTCTTAGGAGAAGAGTGATGAACAACTATCTAATCGGAAAGTGGGGCTTACAGCCCGTTCGTCGTTGCTGTAAAGGCTCCTAACTCGCGCGGGTAACGCCCGCATAAGGAAAACAAATGAAACTTACCAAAACCAGACTTAAGCAGATTCTTAAAGAAGAGCTTAAAGAAGCAATGGAAAAAGACATCAAGGTTGAAAAATTAGATAATGGATTTTATCGCTTTTACGATTACGTTTCTCAACTATCAGGACTTTATAATCCTGATGGATCAATGCGCGGCGGCGATCTTCGCCTAAATAAGAGATTCGTTCAAAGAAAAATAGTAGAGTTAACAAAATGAAACTACTACGAGAATACTACGAACTATGTGAGGGCGGCGTATGCCAAGATCTACTCACTGAAGATGAAAAGCGCTTCGTCGCCTCTGGCGGTATGTACCTTACAGGTAAACTACAACAAGCTGACACTCAAAATGGTAATGGAAGAGTTTATCCCCTTAAGGTTCTTATCCGCGAGGTTGAAAACTATAAGAAGCTTGTAAAAGAAAACAGAGCACTTGGAGAATTGGATCACCCAGATGATTCAGTTATTAACCTCAAGAACGCCTGCCATCTCGTCACTTCCATTTGGATGGAAGGGGACAATGTTATGGGCAAGATAAAGGTTCTTGACACACCTTCAGGTCAGGTTCTCAAGTCTCTTGTAGAGTCGGGCGTCAAGCTTGGTATCTCTTCTCGCGGTATGGGTTCCGTTGAAGACCAAAACGGACAAATCATCGTTCAAGATGATTTCCAACTTATTTGCTTTGACTTTGTTTCAGAGCCATCAACGCCTGAAGCATTTATGGTTAAAGAAGCAAAAGATTACAACAACGCAGTATTCACAAAAGCAGATCGCATTAACAGATTATTAAACGAGGTCTTGAAAGATGACTTGGAGTAGTTACCCCCAACATCAATTAGTGGTAGAAGGCTTTAGAGACTTCTTTAAGAGAAAGAAGAAATCTTCTGCGACTTATCCGGCATCTGAATTGACAACAATTGTTAATTTGATTTCTAATCTTGCTAAGAAGTTTAAAATAAACATAGACACAGGTGCTATCGTAGACGAGTTTGAGGCAATGCTCAAATCTCAAAACATTGATCTGCAAGAGCAAGATGATAGATTAATGATAGGAGCAGACCTAAACCTTACTTTAGACAATGCTCCAAAGTTAGAAAAATTTATGACTGCTTTGAAAGAAAGGAACCCACAAGCCTTACAACTACTCGTCAAGGCTTTGAAGAAAGGTGCCTTTAAAGTTCCCGACGACCGGCGAGCTACACCAGCAACACCAGAAGTGGAGCCAGAGCCATCCCAACCATCAGCCGCGCCAGTAGCTCCAAAAGAAGAACCAAAAGAAGAACCAGAAGAAGAGCCAAGACAAGATGGACTAAAGAGCTTATCCAAAGCAGAAATAAATCAAGCTTTAGGTCCAATTAGAAACTTTGGTAAACTTGATATGAAAAAAGTTAGACAGGAAATAGAAAGCAATATTTCTAAACAATTGAGTGGCAACCCATTTGCTAAGAAAATCAAAAGCGAACAAATGCCTAATGTTATGAAAATATTAGATCAGGTAGAGAAAATCCTAGCAGGTGATTTTGATAACCTTGTTAGCGAATCAGATTCTAAAAAACTTATAAACCTCATCAGCGAAGAGATAATTAAAGTGATAAATGAATAAAGCGCAACTAAAAAAACTAATCAAGCCAGTCGTAAAAGAGTGCATCCAAGAAGTCCTTATAGAAGAGGGGCTTCTTGCAGAGGTTGTATCTCAAGTCAGCGCCGGCTTAACAAAACGGCCAATAGTCGAGGCAAGAGAACCAAACACCCATATGGGTTTAGGAAAAAGAACTAACATTCCCAACGACAAGCTATTTAATGAAGACTTACAAATGAAGCGTAAGTCCCAAGAGGCGAACAAGAAACTACAAGAACATCGTAGAAAACTCTTAGATTCCATTGGCACCGATGCCTATAATGGTGTAGATCTTTTTGAGGGCACCGAGCCCATGAAACAATCAGGCACCCCGGGTGTGGCACACAAGCCAAGTGTTTTGGGAGATGACCCTAACGATGCGGGCGTAGATATTAGTTCTCTGATGGGCAACTCAAGTAAAGTCTGGCAAGCACTCAAATAGGATTTAAAATGAGCAAACGCAAGGGCGCAAATGTTGTCGTAAAGGCAAGAGAATGTCGCGGCAACCACGATAAGATGATTCGCAAGTTTATTAAAAAATGTAAAAAAGCTAGAATCATTGACGAGGTTAGAGACAGAAAGTATTTCAAGAAGCCTTCTGATGTGAAGCGCCACGCCAAACAGGCTGCTATCCGTAGGCAGCGGCGGGACATTATCAAACAAAAGGCCAAAGAAGCAACCCGCGAAAGAA